TTCTGCCCAGTCATACCAATTCTCAAACACATACGGCCCCGGAATGGCTTCGTTCTGAAACACATCAATTGCTTTCATACCGGCAGCAAAATCTTTCCAATTATCTTCTGAGACACCAATTTGCAACTGCTGTTGTGCATAAGCCTCACACATAAGAGCAGCCCACGACTCAAACGTGTGCATCCTTGGATCATAAACAAAAGCCGGTGCAGCCATCAGTACGGCCTCACATCGCCAACGTTCGCATTAAGCAATATGCGTCCAGTCTCATAATTACCACCTTGAACGTTGCTGACAAACTTCAACCTGAGTTCCCGCCTCTGCTCCCTGAGATCTATCTTCCCAGTATCAGGATTGAACAAATAAGGCCCAGTGGTTATGTCTGCAGATTGAGCAAATGGCCTGCCAATGACGTACATCTCCATCTCTTCAGATTGCACAAAGTCAGGCTCAACCCTCTCCAGATGCAGACCAATGTTGTCACCAACCATTGCTGGTTCAGAAGGCCCACCACCAACAATACCCAAGTCGTTCGTCTCAAAGGAACTGTAAATTGCTGACAGGTTTTGACCCTTGACCTGATCAGTTCCAATCTCATGCTGCCACAAGCTAACCTTACCCGCCTGTGTCGCAAATGTCGCAGAAACAGTAGCGGTTGCAGTACAAGCCGCCGACAACGTTACGTTGTAATTTCCAGCAGTTCCCGGCGCAATCGCTATGATGTAAGCACCCAAAGGAACTCCAGTGGCCGTAACAATCTCATTCAACGCAATCTGACTGTTGATCGCTGTCACTATTACAGCACTTGCGTTGGTAGTAGTAATGTTCTGAGTGAGAACGGTTTGTGCAGTGCTTACGTCAGATCCTGCCGCGATGGGGAAGCGAAAGACCTGAGAAAAATATCCAGCCGTCCTTTGCGCCCCGATAGACTCACCAGCGTCATACCAAGTCTTCTCTCGCACGTTATAGATGATCGCATCCGTACATTCAGTGGCATCCCCTTTGGGATAAAACCACCAGATCTCACCAAACCTATTCACCTTGGTACACCAAACCTTTTGCCTTTGAGCGTAGTTTACGTTGTCAAAGAAATAGTTCTGGTTCATGGAGTTTGGCAATTCCATGATCACACCGTTATAAGCAAGAAACCGATCAACTCCAATCCAATAATAAATACCGTCATACTCAATTACGCTCTGACTGGAAAGTATAGAAGAACTTCCAATGATGTCATAACGCCAGTACAGTTGTTGCGAAGTAACACCAGTGGTAATTGTCGTTGGGTTGTAACTAACCCTTATCAACGAATCCAAAGACCAAAACAATCCTGACGGGGCGTTAGAACCACCGCGAACTGAAAGCCCCTTGACAATTTTCTGGCTGGATACGTTTACCTCATTTGAGTCTGGGCCATTCCAGTCAAGCGTATTGCCAGCAACGCAGTTCTTGATAAGACCGTTGTCTCCATAGACAAACACATATGGATGCAACGCAACAACTCCACCAGAAACCTCAATCAAGGCGTTGGTCGGGGAGGTTCCCTGACAATCTTTCAAAGGGTAAGCCAAAGAACCGTTTGGTTGAGCCGCCAAAACAGACGTTGTAATTGTGTTGTCAATAGCAGACAAATTCTGCCCCGGATGCGCCAAGATCACACTGTTACCAGAGCCAGTTGCATCAGTAAATCCATCAAACTGCCAAAGATTTTTGTCTGACGCAGTGAACAGCGTGGTTATCGTAGCTACATTGATACTGAAACCAGACCCAGTGCCGCCAATGGTTGCCGCCGTTGCACTCAGAGTGTCACCGACAACATAGCCAGTGCCAGACGTTGTAACCGTCACCGAAGTCACAGCCGCCCCAGAAACGACCACAGTAGCCTTCACGTTCGTGCCAGATCCTCCGGTTAGAGATACGGCGGTATAGGTTCCGTTTGTGTAAAGGGAGCCTCCTACAAGCGTCCCAACGGTCAATACTGGGCCAGCATAGGTGTAGTCAACGATCCCAGCACCAACACCGTTGTTGTCGCATACAAAACGCTGCAGGCCATTGTTGTATCCGTTGTATACGCTGTTATATCCGTCTGCAGATTCAACAAATATTCCTCTTGAATATCCGGCAAGGAAGTTGGTCATCTCACGATAACCGAGAATCTTTCTAGGACGACCTCGCTGAAACCTGACCCACTCTCCGTCCCTGTAGAAATTTTGGTCAAAGACCGTACCGTCCCGTTGGATTCCGGGCTTGGTATCAAGGGCAAAGACTTTCTTTGTCATCAGAACGACCCGCCCGACAACCCGCTAGGAATGACGGCACCAGTAGCAAGTAGGGCAAATTGCTTTACACCAAGAATGGCAATGTCAAACTCACCCGATCCAGCCCTGTAAATTCCGGTAGAGGTTTCTGATGAAAAATTCAACGAGGGCGCACCCACAGACCCGTTGATAAGGCTGATTGCCGTTGACCCAGCCAAAACAGTATTTGCATTTACCAAATTAACAGAATCGCAGATAAGCGTTGCTTGCTGCCCCGCGCTGATGGTTGCAGTAGACCCTGAGCCAGTGCTGATCGTTACTGTGTAAGACGAGGCTCCACCAGTAGTAGCGTTTTGGATGTAGTAGACCTGAATTGTCGGCGGGACAATGATTGTTACGTTACCCGTCAAATCGCCAGAGGAAACATATTTCTGAATGACATTGGAAGCCTCTGAACTAGTCAGCGTGTAGCTTCCGGTTGCCACAGTCTTAACTAATTGACTGAAGTTGAACTGAGTAGACTTCCCCAATCCAACCGAATAAAAAGCCACTCCTGAAGAAGCAATCAGACAAGAATCTGAAGGCTGCAATCCTACAGTAGCCGACGAGTTGAATACATCAGATCCAGAGCAAGCAACAGTCAACAACCCAGTACCAGCATTCCTAACCTGCATGAACCAATTGTTCCCAACAACAGAAGCCAATGGCAAAGTCAACGTTCCGGCACCACCAGTCCAAGCATACAAGGCAGCACGGTCTGCCGCGACTGCAGAATAACTACTTGAAAATGTTGTCACTGGAGATGACTGGTTCAAGGTTAACCCTGAAGCCACAAGACCATATCCCGCCAACGTTGCTGCGTCAGCAGATGATGTTCCAGTGCCAAAAGCAATAATGCCCCAAGTGCCTGCGGTGGTTGCATTCGTTACGATGTAGATGTACTGGGCTTGCCCTGCGGCAACCGTGACGATTGTGTTTACGCCAGTGTAGTCTTTGACCGTTACAGAAACTGCGCCAACGTTACGAATCAAAGCATCTTGACCAACAGATGCTTGATTGGCAGGCGGCATCCACAACTCATTTGCCGTGGAAGCGGTTGATACCTCCATGATTCGGGCGGCAGCACTGTCAGTGGTTGTCCCGTTGATGGGCCACTCCAACTGCAAGTCTGTTGTCAGAGTAATCCGGCTATAGGAAACGTCCGTTGGCTGGATGACGTTCCCTGTGAATGGCGAGTTGTAACTCATATCAAGAGTCCTGTACGTTTGCCTGACGGTCAGCAATCCGAATCACATCTTCGTTCTTCAGAGTGTTGATGATCAGATCATATTGTTGCTGCCACATACCCATGCGCTCGTCGTTCTTCAGGTACGGCATAGCCTGCAAAAGAGATCCATAGAGCAAGGCTTGAGGAGCGTAAATGGTGAACCAGTTGGTCTGATTGGACGAATCCAACGGCTGTACACGCTCGTAGTACAACACCTCAAAGTCATATGCTAATGTAGGCGTTGGGGCTACCAACCAGTGCGTGTAGTCGTAGTCTGCATAGTACGCAGGGACTCCAGTCGCAGTGGGATCCGGGGCGTACTCACGCAGGTATTCGTACTTCCTAAGCAGGACTGGAATTCTCTTCCCGCTAACGGTCACGTTCATCGATACCGTCTTGTGCCACCGCGCAGGCTTGTCAATAACGGCTTGGCTGGCAACCATCGTGCTTTGGTTGACCGTCAGGTTTCCCAGAAACTTGATCTGAGAGGCAATGACCTGTTCCGCAAGCATGATGAATCGCGGGATCTGGGCAATCGTCTGCGTATCATTTCTCTCCAGATATTGCTGGATATCAGACACCAGAGAATCATAGGTCATTACGGCTGCTGTGGTCACGCTAATCCCCTCTGTCGTAAAAGACCATCACAAAACAATCTCTTAGCCATTTTACGCCTCTTTTGTCAATAACAATATTGAAAAACAAAGTGCTAATATTTGCACTTTATTAAACAAAAGACCTTGCCCCAGCCTTATCAATAATCAACGCCATCCTTCTGGGTTGGGAAGAAGCATGATTTGGAATGCTCACATGAGTCCAACTATCAAATTCTCGAATCAGTTGGTCAAAAGGCAGCTTGGAAGCCAATACAGCCCTCATAACCTCATCCGGGGTCATCCCCGGCACCCGGAAGTCAGCAGCGCATCCAAGCCGGTGCTGGCTCGTATCCTTCGATCCTACGGCATCATTCACCGCTTTGGAACGATAAGCCGAGTTGATCATGATGGGCTTACCCCCTAGCACCAATTTCACATCCTCCAGAAACAACGCCAGCCTGTTTAAATTGGCTAAAGCCACCGCATCCGGGGTGTTATCCAGAGTACGGTGGTTGGTGACGGTCAGTTCCTCAAGAGTGAAATGTTGGCTAAGATTCATTTTGACCTACTTGAATTCCGGCCAATAAACCAATAAATCCACCCACAATTGTCTGGAAAGCTGGGGCGATTAGTTTAAATATCTC